CTTGTTTTTATCACAAACACTAAGCGGAAACATTAACCAAAATAGTAGTAATGCAATGACTATTACATCACATGGTACATTAGAAAATGCTAACTTTGCATATATTAGTAAAGCAAGTTGGGAAGCAAGTGGCGGTAGAGATGGTACAGCAGTAGCATCATCAAGTTCATCACCAAGTTGGCCTGCGAACACAGTTATTAACAAAATTCAACTAGTAGACTTTGCTGGTACAGAATATTACTTGATTGAATTTAATAATCCAGCAAACGGAGATTTAACAGCAGGTAGTGGTACTATTACACTTGAATTTAGTTCACCACCATACGGACAACCAGGTGAAACAGTTCTATCATTTATTGCACAGCCGGGTGCCCGTGCTGACTTAGATCTAAGTCAATTGAAAGAACTTACAAATACTACACTAGGTGGTAGAGGTACATTTCCGAATGGTCCAGACGTATTAGCAATTAACGTGTTTAAAACAACAGGTACAGATGTTGAAGCCAACATTATTCTACGTTGGTCAGAGGCTCAAGCGTAAAGATTATAATTTACAATACAACGGGGATTGTCAGTTGGAAATCCACCAGCATGTAATGTGTTACCATCAAAAATAACAATACGTCCTTTTTTAGGAGATACTCTTTGTAATTCTTTGTCACCTGCAAAGAATATAGTATCACCATCGCTATCATTTACATAATAGATTAATCCTAAATGTTCTTCAGGTCTATCAGTATGTGGTGCGTAATGATCTAAGGTTGTTTTATGAGGCACAGTAATGAAAAGCCTAGCGGCGATTATATCTATAAAATTTATATTAAGTGCTGAGCACACTATTTGCGGAACTTTACTAAAATTTCCGTAGTGTTCGGTTAACTTTGTACTGCTTTTTAAAACATGTTCAAAACTTATAGGCATCACACCGTTATCAGTAGCAGTAGGTTCATATTTACATACAAGTGGTAACATTGCATTAACACTAGTATTACCAAATACAAGTGTATTATAATAATCCTGTAACTCTTTTGGTATTAGATTATCTTTAACTATTATCATCTAAACTATCAACAAATGCTGAAAGGTTATCAAACACTTTAGTTGCTTTTCTTATATTTTTATATGTAAATCTTTTATTAATTAATTCTTCTGTTTCTTTACCATAACCTGTGCGTACAAGTATAGGCCTTGCACCCATTTTAAGAGCGGCTTTCAAATCACTTATTTTATCACCAACAAAATATCCATTTTTAAATTTTACGTGCTTTACTTCTTGCTCGCAACGTTTGAACATTCCTGTATTGGGTTTTGCAAACATATCTTTTTTAGAACTACTAGCACTATAATACAATCCGTCTATACTAGGACATCCTGCTTCGCCAAATTCCTTAAACATATGCTCGTGTAATTTTTCAACATCTTCTTGCTTGTAAATACCTTTTTCAATACCGCCTTGATTTGTAATAATAACAATTTTATGCCCAAGTTTGCGTAATCTGACCACAGCATCTAAACTACCTTCTTCAAATTCCCAGTCGTCAATCTTGTAAACGTAATCTCCAATGTCTTTATTAATTACACCGTCACGGTCTAACCCAACAACACACTTTGGTGCTATCCAATCAGGTTTGTAAAAGTCAATATTGACATCATCACTCCATACTATCTTTGGGTTGCTCATCTGATACTTTTCCTTTTATTTCTTCTAAAATACCTTCTTGACTATCTCCTGGAATAAGTCTATAATTATCTTCAACACTATCCGCGGTGCTTACTTCTGTAATACTACTATTATCTTCAAGTGCTTCTAATTGATGCGGCAACAAAGGTTTGTTACGCCATGTCATTCCTTGTGTAAGTGTTTGGCTAAACAGTGTTGCAGTTTTTGTATCAATCCATCTAACAATAAAACTACCTTCGTTTACAAACCAAGATTCGTCTTTTTCTTTATGAAAATGCATACTAAATTTATTTCCTTTTTTAGTAAACACCATCATTTTACCACAATACTTGTCATTGGTTGCCCAAATTAATTCAAAGCCCCAACCTTTATCTACTTTACCTTCTAGTCTTTCCATGTTTCTATCCACTCCTTAGGTGTAGTAAATTTATACTCACCGATTGTACCTAGTAACTTTGTATTGTCACTACACGTATATTTTTGATATTGTCCTTTTAATGCACTAGGCATTGGTATAGGTTCTACTTTAGCATTATACTTACTAGCAATATCACTAGCAATTGAACCAAAACTAGTTGTGTCTCCGGTACCTACATTCCATATACCCATTTCGTCTATATGCATCATTTTTTCAATAATTTGACATACATCTCCTATGTATATAAAGTCTCGCAAATATTCATCACTGCCTTCGAAAGGATGTACTTTACCTGTTTCTTTTGCTTGACTTCTAAACTTATGAAACACACTCATTTGATCACCTTTGTGTTCTTCGTGTTCTCCATATACATTGAAAAATCGTAACCCTTTAATGTTACATTTATAATCTTCCCAAGATAACATTTCAACACTTCTATCAAATAAGTATTTTGACCATGAATAAGGACTTTGAGGTTGCTTAGGAGCATCTTCGTTAAACTGTTGACCATCTCCGTATACACTAGCACTTGATGCATATATTAAATCTACACCTTGCATGTCGCATACTTGCATTAATCTATGACTAAAGTCTAAGTTTTGTCTTAAAACTTTTTCAACATCTCGTTCAGTTGTGCTTGATATAGCACCCATATGTATAACCTTATCAAATTGACTGCAATCAGGAACTACATTTTCAATAAATTCATACTCTGCTATACCGTGGCCTTTGCTCATTAGGTATTCTTTTAGGTTTTTACCAATAAAACCATCGGCACCTGTAATTAAAATTTTTAAACGTTCGCTCATTTACTGTTCTCTATAATACTTGTTGTTGAATAACCTTCTACTGTTGGAATAAGATGTACTTCTGCTAAATCATGTCCTACAACAGTTTCAACAGTATAATCTCCGCCCTTAACAATTTTATTAGGTTGTATATACTTAATTAACTCGTAAGGAGTATCTTGATCAAAAACGTGGACTTCGTCTACCCACGGTAACATTGATATCTGTTTTACTCTTTGATCAGTGTTGTTTATTGGTCTGTCATTGCCCTTGAGTCTTTTTACACTTGCATCAGAATTAATACCTACAACGAGTTTGTTGCCTAGTTCTTTTGCTTGACGCAATAGTTCTAAATGTCCAGTGTGTAGTATATCAAAGACTCCGTTAGTAAACACAACTGTATCTTCAACATCGTCTTGGTTAAGTATGTATGTGCCTGCGTGTTTAACACTTTCAGTTGATCCTCGTATAGCAACTTCTAAACATTTCTTGTGTGTATATCCTTTTGTAAGACTGTATACAAATCCTGCTAGGAAGCAATCACCTGCACCAGTAACGTCTGATACTTCAACTGTTTCTACAGGAATGTTGTATTCAACTTCATCTATTTTAGCAGTAACTTTATGTCCAGCGTCAGTAGTAATAATATTACCTTGCCATTCATCAAACTCAAACTTAGTGTATTCGCTATTGTTAGGTTTAACTAACCAAGCACCTTCATAGTCATGTGCGTAACGTTTTGGATCTACGATTACTTTACAATTAAATTTATTAATATGTTTTATAATTTGTTTAGCATTGTCTAATGTGCCTTTATCGTAATCACTTAGAACAACAATATCATATGGTCTGAAATCTGATTGTTTTATTCTTTCTAGCACAGCATTTGAGTTTGCATCTTTATCTTCATCAATACGTGTTATGTAATGTCCATCACAAATAATTCTAGTTTTGACACTATGGTCTTCTAGTGTGTCATACATTTCTACATCTACACCTAAACTTTTTAAATTATCGTAAACTAATGCCGCTCCACCCATTGTAGTTTTTTCTTCTTTGTGTGTTACTACCGGCACAGGTGCTTCCGGACTAATACGTGTACTAGTGCCGTAAATATATTTGTCTAATATTATATCACCAATAACTAAGACTTTCATACTATATAATAACTTACTATCTACTCTTTGTCAAGTAAATTTAAAACTTTTGTTACAGTTTCAAGTTTACTTTGATTAATTTTACTTTGTAGTGTATTGCGTAATCCGTGGTGTAAAGGTTTTGGCCAACTACCACTATTAACCCAAGCATACCCGTGATGCTCATCGTTTAGTATAGGAATAAATTCTTCTTTTACTGCACAAAGATATGTATGAAACTGAAACTGATGATCGGTTGATATAAAAGTTTCAAGAGGAATAGTTTTTTCAATTTTAGGTTCAAAGCCAACCTCTTCTGTTATTTCACGTTTAAGAACTTCCCAAGGAGTTTCTTTACCTTCCCCGGTGCCACCAACTAATCCCCAGAGATTTTTGGTCTTGCCTTTAGCACGATGTAATAGTAAAAAGCGTTGTGTTTTTAGACTGTAGAACAGAGTTCCACTGCAAATTATCTTGTTCATAAAAATAATTAGCCGTTGAGAGCGATTCGCCAGGTCCCTCCTGGATATAATCCCTCAATACTTAAGAGCCATTCTTCGCCATCCCAGCGATATTGAACGCCTGTATTTAAATTAGTTGTATATGTTACTTCGGTTACAGTTGATGCATCAAATACAATTACCCAACTATTACCGTCCCATTCAACAATATCATTGCGTTTAGCAACTAAATCACCCGACGCTCCACGCCAAGCATCTGGACCGTCTGCGTTATTAGCATCTCCAATATCATTTAATAATAATATTCTACCACCTAGTCCCTTCATTATATTAGTTGGAACAGTTTTTTGTGGATCAATAATATAATCAATAGTTGTCCATTGATTGTTATTTCTAACAGGACCTTGTATTATAGTATTACTTGGGAACGTATCAGTGTCCCAATTTATTATAAGTTGTGTTTCGTCTAATGAGTTAATGCTTATTGTACCAGTTACTTCGTGTGTAACTTCGTTTAGTTTTGTAAAGAATATTCTACTTATATCATCCTGATATTGACCAGGGTGTGAATCTAGTATTTGTCTCCAATTAGTTGAACCTACTAAACCACGACTTTCAATTTGTGCTAAATTACCTGAGATATACACGCCAAAATCTTGATAATTTGTACCTACTACATGTTTAGCGGCTGTAGTTTCTACTGAACGTTGTCCGTCTTTGTCTGCTACACCAGGTACAATACTGTCGTCATGTGCATTTAATGATGGCATACTTAATCCTAAATCTAATGTTCCTGTATTTTCGTCAAATATACTTGTAATAATATTTGTAATAACACCAAGTCTTTTAACTTTTACAGGCGGACTAATATAGATTGGTGTACTAAACGTAAGTGTTGCAACGTCTATTTCTGAATCAACTCCAACAGGTACACTTCTTGAACTCCATGTAACACTATCTAACATCACATGTGTCAAACTTGTCCAGTCTATATAGTTGTCAGTTGTTTGTACTTCTAAACTAGGATTAAACAATACTAGTATTTGTTCTAGTATTTGAAGTTTCATATCTGTATTTGTAGACCATATATCACAATTGAATGTAAGTTTATATGGTGTAGGCATTAATCTTTCTACTGTATAATTTTTACCTTCATAATTTAGATATTCTTTATTGTTACTATCATATGCACGTTCTCTAATGTTTACTTTACTAACATAACTAGCATCTGCTGTACGCTCTCTATCTATTTCCATACCAGTTACGTGTACAGCAATACGTGGCGCACTAGGTATTTTGTTTTCTGTGTTGTCACGAATTATACTTGCAACTTGACGTGTAAGATCTCCGTAGGTTACTGGTATCTGAGTAAGGTTTCCTTTGCCGTCTTTGACAGAAAAGTTACTCATTAGTCTTACCATTTGAGTAACGTAGCGCCTTACTTGGCCGTCATAAAAATGTTCCATTAGTTATCCGCCTTAGGTCTAAGTGCTTTTGATAGACTTTGTTTTTCAGGAACTGTTTCACCACCAATTTGTGATGTTGCAGGATTATTAATAAATGTTGTTTTCTGTGTATTACGTGTGTCAGTATTAGTTAAGTCTACTCTTACACCGTCTTGTAACTTGATCCAACGATTGCCGTCATACCTAAATAATCTTTTAGGTGAATAATCTGTTCTCAAAAAATAATCTCCGTCTACTGATGCAGTTGGAAAACTAATTCCCATGCCATAAGGTGCACCATTGTTACCTTCAAAGCCTAGTAAGTATCCTTGATATCCTGCTCTATCTGGACGATCACTAATATCGCCTGCTTGAACACCTATGTTACTTGCATCTATATCAGTTTCGTCTGCTGTTTTGAGTGCAACAGTACCATCATCATTAGTTGCTAGTGTATAGTAATGTCCTATATCGTATCCTGATTTAGGTGCATCTGCTTCTGCCTGTGCAATCACAGCATTATTGATATTCATTTCTTTTTCATAGGTACTTAATACATCACGTAAAGTATCAGTTGAACCTTCTTGTGCAGGTAAGTCTAATATTTCTTTGAACTCTTGTGAGTCAACAATTTGTTTTAATTTAATTCTATATAGATGTGGATACCATGTAGGTGAAAAACCTTCTGCGGCTCTGTTTACATCTTCAACTACGTAAAATCTTTTTAGTGCATATGAAAAATCATTCGCCGCATATTCGTCTTTCAAATGTGGTAATTCAATTACATCACCACTCATAATTTTTCTACCAAGTGTCTTTACACTATTATTAATATGTATGGTCATAAACAATGTGTCGTTTTGTAGAAATAAGCCGAATTGACTCATATCAAAATCAATATCTTGTACATTGTAGATGCCACGCATAGTATAAATGTCTGGATCGTATTTTCTATCCCTATTTTCAAGGAACAACATGTCTTGAATATTAGTTTCTTTGACAGCATTATAGCGAGGCTGATCCGCAGTTGCATCTGCTTCATCAGGATTATTAGGGCCTAGATACTTGTGAACGAATATATCAGTTCCGCCTACAGTGAACATTTCATAGACTTGTTTGTCCATAAATGCGTAATCGTTGCCCTTTTCTGGTTTATATAAGGATAGTCTTGGCATACACATATTTATCGAACGAGGCATCTAACGATAAATACTAGTGGAGACTTTACATATGGCTACACTAGCAACTAAAAAACAAGAAGTTTACGACTACGTTTACGCACTATTGGGCGGAGGTATGGTAGACGTTGAACTAGATCCAGTTCATTATCAAACTGCATTAGGAAAAGCGTTATCAAAATTTAGACAGCGTTCAGATAATTCAGTTGAAGAATCATATATGTTTATGCCAACAGTTGAAGATCAAAACACTTATGTTTTGCCAGATAATGTAATTGAAGTAAGAAGAGTTTTCAGACGTTCAATTGGTTCACGATCAGGTGGCGGAGATGGTGGTACATTATTTGAACCATTCAACATGGCATACACTAACACTTACTTGTTATCAAGTTCTAACATGGGCGGACTAGCAACATATGATATGTTTAGTCAGTACCAAGAACTAGTAGGTAGAATGTTTGGTTCTTATATTGAATTTAAATGGAATACAACTACAAAAGAATTTACAATGTTACAGCGTCCTCGAACACAAGAAACATTGTTACTACTTTGTTACAATTATCGTCCAGATGAACAATTATTGTCAGACTATCTAGCAAGTCAATGGATTAAAGATTATACTGTAGCAACTTGTAAATTTATGCTAGGAGAAGCACGTAGTAAGTTTGCACAAATAGCAGGACCACAAGGTGGTAGTTCTTTGAACGGTGATGCACTCAAAGCAGAAGCACAAGCAGAACTAGAAAAACTTGAAATGGATGTATCACAGCAAGTAGCCGGTGGAATGGGCTACGGATTCACAATAGGTTAAAAAATACTTGACAAACTGATATATTGATAGTATTATTATACTATGCATTATGATATCACACCTTTATTCTCAACGCCTTTGCTAAAGACACATATTGGACCTCTGGATCCAATAACACTTGCATGGCTAAAGCGTTTAGACTGCCCAAATAGTTCTGTTGCACAATATGGCAACGAAGATCATTTACCAGCGTCAGAACGAGGATTTGATGTCCTTAATCAGCCAAAATTAAGTAACTTACTAGAACTAATAGAACGTGCAGTAAATCATTTTGCTCATACAGTTTTAGATGTTACAGACGATACAAAGTTCGAACTTACTACAAGTTGGATTAATAAGATGAATACTGGTAGTGATATAGGATTACACAATCATGCTAATTCATTAATTAGTGGAGTATATTATCCTGAAGTAGGAGACCATTCTAATCCTATTACATTTAGAAAGAATAGACAACATCTTAATACATTTCCAGAACATGTACGACCTAATACAAAAGAAAATTGGAGTCAATATACTATTGGAGCATGGACAGTAAAACCTATGACTGGAGATTGTTTAATATTTCCTAGCCACTTAGAACATGAGGTCGCACTTAGTAATGATAAACAAGATAGATATAGTTTGGCTTTTAATTATTTTCCTAAAGGTAAACTAGGAACAAATTCAGTAAGGATTAATATATGAAATATCAAACTACACCTTTATTTGCTATACCTTTATTTTATTCAAATATTGGTACTGTAGATCCTATTACAATGAAATGGATTGAAAATTTAGATTATCCAGATGAAGCGGCAGGACATGATCATACTGATGACAAGTATATTTTAAATAATCCGAAGTTATCAAACTTAAAAAAACAAATACAAGAAGCATGTAACGTTTTTGTAAAAGATGAATTACAAGTAAATGATGATGTAGAGTTTGAGATGCAAAATAGTTGGATTAACAGACATGCAAAAGATGAACAAAACACACTACATTGGCATAGTAATGCAATGTTAAGTGGAGTATATTATATTCAAAATGAGCCAGGGGCAGGTGATATAGTGTTTCATAAATCACATCTATATTATAACTTATTCCATGATACAGTTAGGGTAAGTTTTAAAAATCACAACCAATGGAATACTCCAGGATTTACTATAAGTCCTAAGAGCGGAGACATAGTTATATTCCCAAGTCATTTAGAACACCAAGTAACCCCAAATCAAACAACAACTCCACGATACAGTTTGGCATTTAATTTCTTTGCTAGGGGAACTGTAGGCGGTGGTACATCGGAACTAAAATTATGATAATAGGAATATGCGGCTTGATAGGCTGTGGTAAAGGAACAGTAGGAGATATATTAGTTGAGAATCACGGATTTACAAAACTAAGTTTTGCTGACAAATTAAAAGATGGTGTAGCAACCGTATTTAATTGGGATAGACAAATGCTTGAAGGTGATACTGTAGAGAGTAGAGAGTGGAGAGAAACACAAGACGAGTTTTGGACTAAAGAAACAGGACGTACTATCACACCAAGACTAGTATTACAAGAGTTTGGTACTGATTGTATGCGTCATGGGTTTGATGACGGTATTTGGGTTAGTTTAGTAAAGCAAGAACTAGTGAAATATCCTACTAAAGACTTTGTTATTCCTGATGTAAGATTTCCTAATGAAGCAAATATGATTAAAAGTATACATGGTGAAGTATGGCGTGTAAAACGTGGTCAAGATCCTGTATGGATGCGTATGTATCAAGATATAGGTGTTGAGCCTAAAGACGTACATGAAAGCGAATGGCGCTGGGCAAACGTAGATTTTAACAATGTTATATATAACGACTTAGGAATTGAAGAACTTAAAAGTCAGGTAAAAGATCTCCTTGTTTCCAACGAACACCTCGTTTCTGTATAAGACGCTGACAGTTAGCACATACTGTTTTCAAGTTTGACATTGAACAATTATCTAAATTACCATCAATATGGAAAACGTTAAATTGCTCAGGATGTACACTCTTGTAATTACACTTTTCGCAATAGTCTTTTTTCACATATCCACGTTGCTTCCATTTAGGAACACCGTGCTTAGGGCCATTACGTAAACACGCTTCGCATTTCTTACGATAGTAGGTTTTGCCTGCTTTTTTATAATTTATAGCCGCAGGTCTTAGTTTACAATCACATAAAGGTCTCATAACGTATTTACCTCACCTTTTTGGTCCCTTTTTCTGATGCTATTATAGGCAGTTTAATTTTAAATCACATAAATACTACGAACACTTTTATTAAGGAGAAACACAATGGCATTATCATCACCAGGTGTTGAGGTTAAAGTAATAGACGAAAGTTTTTACACGCCCAGCGAACCAGGCACCGTACCAATGATATTTGTTGCAACTGCCCAGGATAAGCAAAATGGGGCAGGTACTGGTACAGCACCAGGTACAACAGCGGCAAATGCAGGTAAACCTTTCTTGGTTACCTCACAAAGAGATTTAGTAGAAACATTCGGCGAACCAACATTTTATACGGATTCAAACAATAATCCGATACATGCAGGTGAACTTAATGAATATGGATTACAAGCGGCTTACTCGTTATTAGGCGTAAGCAACAGAGCATTCGTTGTTAGAGCAGGAATTGATCTTGCAGGACTAACAGCAAGCGCAGACGCACCAACAAGCGATCCAGCAAACGGCACATATTGGGTAGATACAGCAAGTACTATCTATGGTGTCTTTGAATGGAATTCAGCGGCAGTAACTACAACTGGCGGACAGTCATTTGGTTATAAAGCACCAACAGTAATTACTGACGTAACAAAATTAGTTGGTGGAGTTGCAACAGGTGCACCAAAAACATCAGTAGGCGCAGTAGGCGATTATGCTATTACAGCGGCAAGTACACTACACAAACTATACTACAAAAATGAAAGTGGTACATGGGTTGAAGTAGGAACTGGCGCATGGAAAGCAAGTTGGGCTACAGTATCAGGTACTGCTGGTGCTACAACAACTTCAGGTTTGAACTTTACTTTAAACAGTACAACAGTAACAGCAAACGCAACAGACGCAACAGCATTGGCGGCAGTTATTAACGGCTTGAGCATTTCAGGCGTAACTGCATCAGTTGAAGCGGCTAACGATATATTAAGATTACACTCAACAGGTGTTAACATAGTACTAGCAGAAGGCACAGGCGCATTAGGCGACATGGGTCTTGTAGCAGGAACTTATGCGGCACCGGCGTTGAATATTGCCCCTCATACAAGTGTTCCCGAGTTTGGTTCAGGCGATACAACTCCACGTCCAACAGGAAGTATTTGGGCTAAAACTACAACTGCAAATAAAGGTGCCAAATGGGCTATCAAAGCATGGAACAGTGCAACTAAATTATGGGACACTAAAGATGTTCCAATCTTTAGCACAAACCAAGCGGCGTTAGCAACACTTGATAAATCAGGTGGCGGAGTAAACTTAGGAACTGATTCACTTTACATCAAATCAAATGATGCAGAAGCAAGTGACTTAGTTGCTAACTTTAAAGTTTACAAACGTTCAGCAACAGGCGCAACAACAATTACATCAAGTGCAGTTTCAACACAAGCATCTAGTGGTACAGCATCATTTACTCTTCAAGAGTCAATTGTAGGCAGTGCATCATTAGGTAGTGCAATTACAGTATCACAAGCAGTCGACGGTGACGCAGGTGATGCAGATCATATTGCAGGTGCAATCAACTCAGCAGGACTTACAAACGTAAGTGCAAGTGTTGATAGTGCTAACAGAGTTGTAATTTCACACTCAAAAGGTGGTGACTTTAGAATTAAAGACACAAGCGGACACTTAGCACAAATTGGTTTTAGTACATCAGATACTACAAACTTATATGCGGCTCCAGCAGGCGATACAAGTGCAGACTTTATTGCTACAAACTGGAAAGTACTAAGTGCAACTAATGGTCCAGATGCTCCAACAGCATTAGCAACAGATGGTACACTATGGTACAATTCAGTTGTTGATGAAGCAGACATTATGGTACACAATGGTACTACTTGGGTAGGTTATCAAGATTCAACTAGTCCGTACTTTGCGGCGGCGACAGGCGATAAAACTGACCCTGCAGGACCAATTGTAAGTGCAACTGAGCCACTAGCGGCAACAGGACAATCAGATGGAACTGCTCTTAAAGATGGTGACATTTGGATTAATACAACAAACATTGACAAGTATCCAGAGATTTATCGCTGGTCACATGCTAAACAACAATGGGTATTATTAGATTCAAGTGATCAAACTACACAAGACGGTGTACTATTTGGTGATGCACGTTGGTCAACAGCAGGTGCAAACAGCAAAGAAGCAACTATTGTTGAGTTACTTACAAGTAACTTCTTAGACTTTGATGCTCCAGATCCTGCACTATATCCAAAAGGCATGATTTTGTTCAACACACGCAGAAGCGGTTTCAATGTTAAGAAATTTGTACGTAACTACATTGACTTAACAGCAGATAACGGACGTGACGGCGATGCACCAATGAATGGCTACTATCCACACAGATGGATTACTGAGTCAGCAAACAACGCAGATGGTTCAGGTAAGTTTGGTCAATCAGCACAGAGAGCAGTTGTTGTACAAGCAATGCAAGCAATGATTAATAGCAACCAAGATATTAGAGATGACGAATCAAGAATCTTTAACTTAATGGCGGCACCAGGTTATCCAGAACTAATCGGCGAAATGATTTCACTAAACTATGACAGAGGCTTAACAGCATTTGTTGTAGGTGATTCACCAGCAACACTAGATTCAAGTGCTACTTCACTTAACGAATGGGGCACAAACGTTGCTCTTGCAGTTGAAGATAATAGCGATGGACTAGTAAGTAGAGATGAATACTTAGGTGTTTATTACCCATGGGGCTTCACAAGTGACAACGCAGGTAACAACATTGTTGTTCCGCCAAGTCATATGATGCTAAGAACTATTGCATTAAGTGATCAAGTTTCGTTTCCATGGTTTGCTCCAGCAGGAACAAGACGTGGTGGAGTTACTAACGCAACAGCAACAGGTTACATTGATAACGAAGGCGAATTTGTATCAATTGCACTAAATGAAGGACAGCGTGATACGCTATTTGGAATTAGTGTTAACCCTATTACATTTATTACAGGCGCAGGACTTGTTTGTTTCGGACAGAAAACAAGAGCAAAGAATGCAAGTGCATTAGATAGAGTAAACGTTGCTAGACTTGTAATTTACATGCGTAGTCAACTTAATAAACTTGCTAAGCCTTATATCTTTGAGCCAAATGATAAGATCACACGTGATGAGATCAAACAAGCGGCTGAAAGTTTAATGCTTGAGTTAGTTGGAAGTAGAGCACTATACGACTACATAGTGGTTTGTGATGAATCTAACAATACTCCAAGTAGAATTGATAGAAACGAACTATACTTAGATATAGCAATTGAACCAGTTAAGGCTGTGGAATTCATTTATATTCCATTAAGACTTAAGAATACAGGGGAGATTGCAGGATTATAATTCAAAAAATGAGCCCCTGAAATATGGGGCTCGTTAATGATAAATACTTGTAACAGGAGTAAAACATTATGGCAATTTCAACACTCTCAAAAATTACAGTACCACTAGCGAGCGACGCATCTGCATCAACACAAGGTTTGTTGATGCCGAAACTACAGTATCGCTTTAGAGTGACACTTGAGAACTTTGGTGTATCAACACCGACAACAGAACTTACAAAACAAGTAATTGATGTAACACGCCCAACAGTAAACTTTGAGGAATTAGAAATTCCAGTTTACAATAGTAGAGCATACCTAGCAGGTCGTCCTACTTGGGAACCAATTACATTGAACTTAAGAGAAGATGTTAACAACAGTGTACAAAAACTAGTTGGCGAACAACTTCAGAAACAATTTGACTTTTTCGAACAGTCAAGTGCGGCATCAGGTATTGATTACAAATACACAACACGTATTGAAATCTTAGATGGTGGTAACGGTGCTAACACACCAAACGTACTAGAAACATTCGAGTTATACGGTTGCTTTATCCAAAACGCAAACTATAACACACTAGCATATAGTTCAAATGAACCAGTAACTATTGCATTAGCAATGCGTTACGACAACGCTATCCAATCACCACAAGGTGAAGGAATTGGTACAGCAGTTGGTAGAACTATTAACAGTCTAGTAACAGGCGGCGGCGGAATATAATAAATCCGTAATATTGCCATAGTATTATAAGAGGGTGGCTTAGGTCACCCTTTTTCTTTTTATACGCACTTTTCTTTTAAGGATAAATATTTACATGGCCAACATACTTAATGGATTCTTAAATAACGTTTTACAGGGAGCAACAAATCCTGGTGGTAATTTAAAAGATTATCAACATGCCGCAAGACTTTTTACAGATGACGGCATGCGTCTTGCACCTAAGACAAAATTCCTGTATCATGTAGTATTTGAATTAAGTCCAGAAGCACAAAAAGTTATACCACAATTAGATCAAAGACACAAACAAGAAATTAATATGCTTGTTAAGTCAGCAGATTTACCTAAGTTTAGTATTCAAACTGCAACTAAAAATATGTATAATCGCAAAAAGAACTTACAAACTAGTATTGAATATGATCCTGTTAACATTACTTTCCATGATGACAACATGGGATTGACCACAACGTTAATGGAAGCATACTACAGATATTATTTTAGAGACGGTAACTATAGAGATGACGGAATAAATCCACCATATAATCCGCGTAACACATATACAGATCCAATTTCACAAAATTATAGATATGGTTTAGATAACGATCACAAATCACCTTTCTTTAATAAAATTACAATTTACCAAATGGCTAGACATGAGTATCTAGGATATACACTTGTTAATCCTATGGTTACAGGTCTAACACACGACCAAGTGGATAGTATGGATAATAGTACACCTTCACAAAACCAAATTAGTATTGCATATGAAGCAGTATATTATAGTAGAGGTCCAGTAGGTGAAAACAGTCCAAAAGGATTTGCTACTGCACACTACGATAAAACACCTAGTCCATTAACACTAGGCGGTGGTGGTACAAGTAGTCTATTTGGCGGTGGTGGAGTAATTGGCGGAATTAGTGATGTACTTGGAGATATTGCCGGTGGTACTTTTAATTTAGGTACAGCGTTGACTGCATTTAATACATTTAAAAATGCAAAATCATTATCAAAAGCAGGACTACGTGAAGAAGGATTTAATATTTTAAAAAGTACAATTACAAATATAGGTAGAGAAAATGTAGGTGGACTTAGTAATATAAGTATTCCTAAATCATCTGGTAACGGAGGGAATGCATCTATTACATCAACAGTAGGCGGAACAGTTGATACTAGTTCATTAATATACGGTCAAAGGATTACCCAAGCGGCGGCAAACAATAGTACAACAGCAGGTGCAACTAGTTTTGCAAACGATGCCCAAGCAGGCACAGCAAATTCATTTGGTACTTCAACAACAGTAGGTGCAAATTCAGGATCAACATTACAAGCAGGAAGAAATGGACCATAATGGCAAACAGCAGTTACAAATTAGAACCAGTAGATAGTGCAACAGAAGTAAAAGAATTTTTTAACAAATACTTTACTGATCCTATTTCATATAATGCTACACAAGTTGATTCAGTAGTAGGATTTTTCTTAAAAAGAGGTTTTGAACAAAGTTCAGCAACAGGTGTTGCTACAGTATTATTACAACAAGCAAAGACAGATGACGTAAATGTTTACACACTACTTGATACACTTAAAGGTTTAGACGATGTAGAAATAAGTGGATTAGTCGGCGAAATTGTAAACTATAATAGATCTAAAGTTAGTGTAATTGGATTCAAAACAAAAGACACTATATCTCGACAAGAATCACGTAACATAGTGGTATAGATCCATGTCACGGTTTGCACAGGGAAAATATAACCTAAAAAATCCAGACAAGTACATAGGCAATAGAACTCCTACTTATAGAAGTAGTTGGGAATTTGCGTTTATGAAAATGTGCGACGAACATGCGTATATTCAAGCATGGGCTAGTGAAGCAGTAAAAATTCCTTATAGAAATCCATTAACTGGTAAGCATACAATATATGTACCAGATTTTTTTATTGCATATGCAAATAAAAATGGCAGTAGGAAAGTTGAGATAATAGAAGTCAAACCTGAAAATCAAACGCTAAAAGAAAAACTAGGTCGTAGCAAACACAACCAAGCGGCATGGATTGTTAACCAAGCAAAATGGGAAGCCGCTAGAGCATGGTGTAAACAAAAAGGAATGTATTTTAGAATAGTTACTGAGCAAGATATCTTCCACAGCGGAAGGAGACGATAATGAATTTAGCAGAATACAAATCAAAAATGTTTGATATAGCAAACAGTCATCCCAAAAAAGCAAGGGGTGCAAAATATATCAGACAATGGGATATACACTATCCAGAAAAAGAATACATGGTTAAAAAAGCAGAAGAGTTTGGTATGCTGAAAGATGTAAAGACAGCAGTTGACATAGGTACTGGTGTAGGAATGTTGCCATACATGCTTATGCAAAAAGGTATACATGTTGAAGCAACTGATGTCGACGAAGAGCAAACAGGTCCAATGTACAAACAATGCTGTGATATCATTAATTTAAAAAGACACCATTTGTGGATTGACAATGGTAAGCCTATGGACTTTCCGGGCAAATATGATTTGTTTATTGCTAGTAGGACATGCTTTGATAGAGAGTGTTTACCACCAGGAGAACTATTTGACTGGAAGTTTTTCTTTAATGATGTATTTCAATATGTAGATAAAGTGTTTATCAAAACAAATAATGCAGGAAGTGGTAAAGGATATCCTGAGTACTTACTTCCTTATTTGTACAATCCAGCAGGCGAAGGACTAGGCAAACCATTCAGAGCATGGTATATACGCATCACTAAAGAAAAATGGGAGCAAGACCCTAATTCTGCTAAATAATAGTAGCAGTTAATGGAATATTAAAATGACAAAGAAACTACAAGACTTGCTTGATTTACCTGATTCAAAGGAAATTATCGACGAAGCATCTAAGCAAGAAAATCAGCAAAAGAAATACGAAATTGCTGAGCAAAAAGAGACTATGCGTGATATAGCAGAGTTTGATAAGATTGCTAGTGCATTGCCTAGTGTAAAAGGATTAGGCGAAAAAGCAGATAATGAACTAAATGATATTGCTGAACGTGCTTTACAAAGTTACGAAGACTTAATGGATTTAGGGATGAATGTTGAAAGTCGTTATAGTGGCAGGGTATTTGAAGTAGCAGGATCAATGCTTAAAACATCTTTAGACGCAAAAGTTGCAAAAATGGACAAAAAACTTAAAATGATAGACTTACAACTGAAAAAAGAGAAGCAAGATAAGGATACACCTATTGAAGAGGCTGGTATTGTTAACGGTCACGGTGCTATTGTTACTGATAGAAACAGCCTATTAGCAAGATTAAAAAAATTAGAAGAAGATAAATAGTATTAGAGGATAACCGTCATGAAAACATTTACACAAATATTAACAGAGTCTAAAAAGACTTATGAATTCAAAATTGGTCTTGCAGGCGAAATG